CGGGTATAGACCATGTCTTCCTTGAATTTGACCTCTGGCTCATGACACTCTGTGGTTTCCCCGCTGAGTATCTCGAAAAAGTGAAGTTTGATCGCCTGAACACACGCTCTCACCTTGGGTTCCACATGCCACGTCAGGAGAGCGGCGATCGGTATACCTGGATCCTGAACACTCTCCGCAACGCCGCCCTCACCGGAGCTAGCCTTGACTGCCCCTCAAACACTCCTTTGGCCGTCAGTGGTGACGATTCCGTCACCCTCGGGGCTTGGCGTGTGTCTAGTGGTTTCCGTCCCGGCGCTTGGCTTATGACCCCTAAACGTGAGGAGGCTGACCATGTTGAGTTCTGCGGCATGGGTTTTGGTGACTCTGATGTCACGCTTGATCCCTCTGTCCTTCACTGGCGTTCCAAGTTCGGTCTCCAGTTGGGCCGTAACGACGCGGATTACTGGCGTTCTATCCGTGACGCCATCCGAGAGTGTGCTTTCCGCACGTCCCGGCCGTCTCCATATATTGCCAACGCGGCCGCCAACCTCAACCGGGCCGTTCACCTTTTCAACCTCCCTGCCGACTTGTACCTCTCAGACTATACCTGGACGCCATTGGTTACGCCTCCCCCGCCTCGGGGGGTTACCTCTGGCGGTTTGGGTTTGCTGGCACCTGCCCGCTGGTTACTTTTCTTGTAGACCCTTCTGACCCGGAATGTCTTTAAACTTGACCTGCGACCTGCATCCCAATCCGCCTTACTTCCGGGCGTTGTCGAAATTCGGAAGTAGATGCACCCTTGGTCCGGCCGTGAGGTCGTCAGTAGTTATGCCCCTCAACAATTTTTCCCACACCCCGGGATAACTGCGTGTCGTGACGCCCAGTGCACGGGCCTGTTGTCACGGCTGTCCGTGCCGATCATCTAGGACGGGGGCAGGCCCCGGTGAAGATGAGCAGATGCCAGAATTAGGTTGGCTGAAGGTTGGACTACTCTCCCTCGGTCCACCTGGGTTTCACCCCATTTTGATTCGAAACCCTGTGCAACGACTGCACGCACGGCGGGAACTGTCTGTCACCCCAGTTTCTGAAAGGAACAGTCTAGCCCTCGGGTTGGCTTCCCGTTGGGTCGTAACCACTCCCCTTTATTAACATTGCGTTTTCTCCGTCTCGTTTTCGCACGTCCCGCCCTATTGAATGCTCTCCCACTTCATTCAGTTCACCGCCATCTTGGGCGATTTGTCTCATCGCCATCTCGTTTACCAGGTTGCAGGAACTTTCGGCCCTTCGGTCGACTGTGTTTTCACGAATCAGCACCAGGCTCGTTACCTCAGGGCCCGTGAACCCTGGTTGCTCCCGGAGGACCCCCGCAACGACCACTCCCTGGGTACGCTCTTTGAGTTCCAGTTTGAGACCAACATCACGTTTCGCCATCTGTACGTCACTTGCTTGCCTTCTTTCCTGCCTTGTGATGTCTGACGACATTCGTGCCGTTCTCGGCTCTACCGAGGGCCTTCACGGCACCACGACGCGGGTCAAGGTGGTGGTCCCGTTCAAGCAGGCTACCGGCGTGTCCGGCTTTGACCTTGCTAGCCACCCGAACGTGGCGCGGTACGCTACCACCCGGGCCTCGGTCAAGCTCGTCTCGCCGATTTCTTGGTCACTCGTTGGCCCCGGCTCTGCAGACGTCCTCTACGTGGTTTCCGCTACCGTGGTTCCCTCGGGCCTCACCCAGGGCCCTTCAGAGGTCGATCAGCTTGCCGACGACCCCTGTTCTCAGAACATCAGTGTTACCGCACTCAACCCCTGCCCAGTCTCTGTGCTTGAACTCCCCGAGGGGATCAACAACCAGCTCAAGCCTCAACCTCTTGTTGGGCACAACCCACACGTTCTTTACGGTTGGCGGGTCACCACCACTGGCAAGGCGTTCGGGCGCATCGAGTTCTCGTTCACTATCGCCCTCGACGGTATTGATTGGGTCGCCCCGTCGTCATGGAAGTCCCAGTACCCCCCCTCCGCGAGTTCGTAGGTTCCTGGTTTTCGAGTTGGGTCCGGCTCTTTGAACCAGCGGATTTTCCTCCTGATTCCCCCCCGCCGCCCGTCGATCGCGTTGCTCCTGCCGAGGCTGTTCGTGTTTATCAACGTTCCCGCTCCACTTCTCCTTTTGCCGTCCAACTTAACTCTGTTCCCGAGTCGGCTCCTCCGACCAACAAAAACATACGTGTGCCCTCCCGGTCCCGGGACGGTTCACAGGGTCTCGCTTCGCCCCAATCCCAGAGGCCCCCCTCTTCACCGTCGCCTTCCCTGCGACGGGTTTCTCGTTCTGTATCTCCCAGCGCCCCTTTA